AAAGTCTGCTCGTTGGGACGTAGCCGCCCGTTGCTCTGTTGGCAGAAGCGCGCGATCTCGTGCCAGTCCGGGGTACCGTCGACGTTGTGGAAGCCATCAGAACCGCCGTGCTGCTTGCTCTCGCCTGCGCGCTTGCCGGCTGCGAAGCCCGCGTCATAGAGTTTGCGCATATCAGCATCGGTGAGCTTGCCGCCGTTCGCCGTCTCGACGCGCTCGGCAAGGACATGGATGTCTGCACCGGTGGATTTGAGCGTGCGCACGATCGCGCGTGCCGCGGCGAGGGCCTCGCCATCTTGCTCGCTTGCGAGCAGACGGATGAGCGTTCCCAACCTTTGGTCGGGGGTGGTGCGTCCGGCGTTCACGGTTGCCTCCAGCAACGTTCGCGGTGACCACACATCTTGCAGCGCCAGCCCTGTGGATCGTCGTAGGCGCGCGGCAGTAGCTCGCCGGCGCGGGTTGCTTCGATGATGGTAATGGCGCGATCGCTCCAAGCTTGTGCTTGCACAGCATTAAACGGCACGAGCAGATGCAGGCGCTCGCAGGTGTTGGCATTCATGGCGGTGAAGATCGCTGGATGCTCGGTAACGTCGAGGTACGCCATGTAAATCAGGACTTGCGCGAGATACTGTGGGTAGGCTTTCTCAATCCCGTGGCGTTCGAGCCTGCGCCAACCTTTGTCCCCTAGCGCCTTATGCTCCCACAGGCACGCGTAGCCGGCGCCGGGCAGCTCGGGGCCGGCGGTCAATATTCCATCAGCGTGACCGCGGAAGAGTCCACCAGCTGTGCTGAAGGCTAGTTTTTCCGCCGGCGCGAGCTTGAAGCCGGCGCGGACAAAGTGTTGGCGACTTAGCTCCTCAAGCAAATGTCCACGCCGGAAGATGTCTCGCGTCTGCGTCGGGTGCACCGGGTCAACCATCCAGTCGTACTGGATTTTGCGCGCGCACGCCGAGCCGATCGAGGATGCGCCAAGGTATCTTCTAATGTTCTCTTCCGGTGGCTCGGCACGCTCGAGCGCCGCGTTGATCGCGATGCTGAGTGGCGCGTCCGATAGACTGGTACGATTGAAATCGAGCACTGCACACCGTCAAAAAGGCAGGGCGTCATCCAGCTCGCCGGCCGCGACGGCCGTGGACTTGCGCGTGATCCCGCCTCCGAGATCGCGTGCGATCATTCCCCTGCGCACGAGGCGCAGCGCACCGAGTAAAAACTCGATCATGGTCTCGCGCGACCAGTCGTTGAGCGGCTTCGACCAGTCGATTTCTCGAGATTGCGCGAGCTCCGGTAGGATCGCGGCGATCGCCCCTGCATCCCAGGGGTTCGGATCGAGGCCCGTCATTCGGATCACCTGCTCGGTGTCGAGCTCCTCTACGGCCGCTTGCTCGGCGCGCGTACTGATCCAGGCGAATAGGCCTGCCGCGACGATCCAGCTCCATTCCATGTCGCTCAGCCGTCCGATCGGAGTGCCCTTGCCGATCGCAGCGTCGTCGCCGAGCACGACCTTGCGCGCGGCCGCGATCGCAGCGTCGGTTGCCCGACGCTGCCAATCGTCCTCGTTTGCCGACGTCGAGGTCGTCATCACCGGCTCCACTGCGGGCGCGGAACGACATTGCCACCACTCGGCGGCTGCGACGGTTTTGCGGCGGGCGCGGGTGCGGTGCCTTGATCCGGCTTCCGCCACGCCTGCATGTCGGGCGTGACCACCGAGCAGAGCTTGTTCTTCGCCTCGTAGCCGTTCCTCGCCGGCTCTATGCCAACACGGCCGACGAAGCGCATGCCGTCAAACTCGAGGTAGGACTCAAGCTCACGCTGCTTCTTCGCTGCCTCGCTCTGGTCGTCTGGCCGTACGCCGCGAGCGCTCTCAAGGATGGCGCGAAGCAGGGTGGTCGCGATGCGTCCTGCTTCAGCGTGGCCTTCGCTCTCGCCCTGCAGCGTCAGCAAGGTCCACAGCTTATGCTTGGCGAATTTGCCGTCGCACACGGTGAGCTCAAGGTCGAGCCCTTCGGAGCGCCCATCCTTGCTGCGCCTGAGGGTGCCGTCCGGCCCTGCGCCGCCGCCGCGAACTTTGATCGCTAGGGTTACGATAGTGTCGGCTGGGATCAGATCGAACTCTCGCTGTCCGCCGGCTTCATTAAGGTCGATAGTCATTTTGCCTTCTCCTTTGTTGCTACTGCTTCGTGAGTTGTGGCCGGGATCGGCCGGGTGAGTTTCGCGATTAGCTTGCCTAGGTCTGGCTCCTCGAGCTGCTCGAGCTTTCCGGAGCGGTCGCCGGCGGGGAATTGCCAACTATTGGGCGTGATGCAGATGAAGCTGCGCACCGGTGGCTCACCGTCGCCAAAGTCGACAAAATTCATGGTAACGATCTGATCGACGATCCCGGGCAGCTCACGGCCAGCCTTCTGACCTTCAAGCTGGATCGCCCATTCGTGGCGGTTAAATTCGTCGGTGATCCGTTCAAGGATAGCGACGAAGATCACGTGCTTCCCGCGCGCGTGCTGAAGATGCGTCAACCACTGAACTAATTCGCGTCCATGCAGACCGTAAACGCCGCGAATGTCCTTTTTGCCGGTGCGCTCGCTGAAGGCTTCCGGCTGTTGCTCGCTCCAACGGAAGCACAGCCTGCCAGCGACGGTGATGCTGTCGATGAAAAACGTGTCGTACTTGTCGAGCGAGAGATCCTTAAAGGCTGGCTTGACGGCCTCGTAGTGTGCCGTGCTGTAGCAAGCCAACGGCGGTAGCGCGGGGTTCGAGCCGGTCAGGACACAAGCAAGATCGCGGCACTCTTCCCAAGTTTGCGGACGCAAGGTATCGACCGGCACGTCCCTGACTGCGAGGTCGCCGGCTTCGAGGTCGATGAAAAGCACCCGTTTAGGGTCGACAGTTCTGAGCAGGCTGGTCTTGCCGATCTTCGCCGGGCCGACGATCAGCATCTTGACGCCGGACTTCTCGCGTACGCGTTCATCAGCTGAAATAATTCTCACTTCATTCCTCCTTGCTTTGTCACTTCGTTCCGTGACTGAAAGTGCCGACACGCGCCCGTGCCGCGTGAAATGACTGCGCCATGCTTGCCGGTGAGCTGGAAAAACTTGGAGCAGCAGCCGGCGCGGTGGCGGCCGCAGACGTTGTCGCCGGCGCTGTTGTGCACCTGCTCCCAATAGCCGAAATGGCCGCATCGTCCGCAGGTTTCGCCGGCCGGGCCGGTGCCGGCCCAGTGCGCTTGCCCTGGCTTGGTCGCGCGCATCATCGCGGCGAGCTCAGGTGCGTGGCCGACGGTCAGATGTTGAGAAGCACGGGCCTTGAGACGTTGCCTTCTGGTGGTGCTCACTGCACGCCCTCCCCAGCCGGATTGCTCATGAGGTCGAGGTGCAAAGTTCTGAGTCGCTTCACCCGGAGGTTAGGGCGCTTGGCACGGAGGCGGTTGATGTCGACCGTGGTCTTGCGCAGGTCGAGCTGCGGGTAGAATTCCGGCGGTAGCACCGTCATGAGGCGGCTAAATCCGAGCGCGAGTAGCGCCGCGGTCAAGGTGGTGTTGTCCGCCTTCATCAGATCCAGCACCGGCTTGGGTTTCGCCGTCCGCGCCGTGCCCTTGGCCTGCCTGATGAGCCTGAGCGCGGCGTTGATGCCCAAATGCGAAACGCGTTTCGCCTTTGCTGCCTCGACCAGCTCCCGGTTCTCCGCCAAGGTGACGTAGATCTGTGCTATGCGCACCGAGCCGCAGGTTCGGATATAAAGTGCACTGCGCTGGCCGTGCCGAACAAGCCGGCGCTCCACTATCTCGATCAGGGCGTCGCCCGCCGCCATCGCCAGGGGCAGGCGCTCCCGGTCGAAACGAGTTATTTCACTTTCGAGGCGGGCGATCCTGGCGTGCGCGACGATCGCGGTGCGCTCCAGGTCGTCTAAGCCTGGGTGGACGACGTTCGTGAGCTGGTCGTTGGTGGGCGGCGGGATTGCGGCGCCGCGATCGTCACTATATAAAGAGTTCATCTGAACCCCTCCTTTCTTGCGGACGATCCCTGTGGACCCCGGTGTTTTCGAACCCGCCGGGGGGCCACCCTCTTGCCGCGGGCGGGATCGGGATCCCGCGGCCTCTCCGCCGGATGGCGGAAATTCTGATCTCTCAGGCAGCGCGGCGCTTCATGCCCTCAGCCGCTAGAACCCTGACAACCAGATCGTGGAGGTTGGGATGGATCCGGATGATCCCACGCAGAGCGGCTAATGCTGCAGCCTCTTGCGACTGCGCCACCGGCTTGCTTGCCTCCGACGTATCGGCGCTCTGCACATGCCCCAGCGCCAGACGGAAAGCTGTCGTGACCCTGTGGTCGGTGCCGGCGTTCTTTTCCTCACGCAGCCGCCCTTCCAGCTCACGCCGGAACGCGAGTGACATCACTTTGAGAAAATCCGCGACACTCACGATGTCGAGCAACGCGATCTTCTCCTTATCGGAAGCGGCTCGCCAAGCGAGCAGCAACGGTGTTGACTTCTTCGGTGCCTTCGGAGCTAAGCCGCGGAACGCAAGCGCGTCCTTGCGCTCCATCTTCGGGTTGATCCGCCCGTCTTCGATCGCGGCCCGGAGCACTCCATCCTCGAGCTTGGAGAGTTCGTAGAGCGTTCCCCACGCTGGCGGCAGTTTGTGCACATGTGCACAGATCACCGAATTCCCGGCGATGCGCTGCAGCTTGCGCGCGACGCTCGAGTCGAACGGC